AGAATAATTTATATTCACTACGGTCCATTATTTTAATTAAAGGCTTTATCTTTAACCATTCCGGTCTAGTTCCGAAACATATTAATATGGGTAACTTATTTTTCATTTACTAACCTCCATCCTTTTACTCTTTGTTTGTGAAAGTATTCATTCATCAATTGCTTAAATGGAGTACCATCTATACCGACTTGATTTGATTCCCATAATGAAGCGGAATCACCACCATACGCACCTTTAATACTTCCCCACATTTCTATATCAGAACGAGGATGTGGTGGTACATATGTTTTAATACCAGCATACTTTTGTAACATATATGAGAAGTGCATATCCTCACCACAGGTATTGTATTTAGGGTCTGGCAATTCTCTAAACATATGAGATAACCATTCTTTTTTAAAGAACCAACTATGGCCTACTAAATCAACTTCAACAGTCTTATCATTGTTACCCAATTCAGGCCATCCAAATCTTAAATAGTGTTCGTAATAAGATGAATGTTGAGGTGGTAATGGGGCTGGGTATAATAATCCCACCGTACCTAATAAACCCTCTTTCTCGTTCATTGTGTTCATACAATTCTCTAACCATTTCTTACCAGGAATTGTATCATCATCAAATACACATACATAATCATTTTTAGCATTGAGTGCAAATGCAAATCTAGCCCACACCCCAAAGTTATAATTACAATATGCCCCTGCAATTTCAGTACCAATATCATAATTAATTAAATCGTTATCACCAGGATTGTTATACCAAAAAAGTATTTCATCGGGTGGTATAGTTTGATTTTTCAATGCTTCTAATTGTTCATTAAGATTTTCAGGTCTCTTATAACCATTTAATATAACCGTTATCATACTTATTTTTTAATAGTGAACGCCCAAATCATATTAGGAGTATATGGGTTGTTAGCCTGTGAATATTGTGGAGATGTTATTGATATATCACTTTCAAACCAATCATTGAAGTTTTCGGAATAGAAAAAAGTATTTTCAATTTTCATTGTATTTTTATTTATCAAATCCTCTATCAATTTAATTCGCATCTCATCATATCTACGAAGGAATGGCATTTTATTTCCGGGATTGATATCTCCAGATAATACGGGTTGACCGGCTGGAACGGTGATAATTATTTTACCACTTTCTTTTAATAATGTAATCATTTTTTCAATTGCTCTCAAATCATGATTCCATCTAATATAATCATCACCGGCATATTCACCAGCAAATCCAGAGAATTCAGCAAAGTTCATACCAAAATGTTCTAATACATTTATGCAAATAATATAATCATATTTAGTTTCTTCTCCAGCTAATATAAAATCTTGCTGAACAAATGTAACTCTTTTATCAGCATCTATTATTCTTTCCAATGTAGAGCCGGGTCCCATTGGCATAATATCGGTACACAGACATGATGTAAATGGTCGTTTTAAAACAGCTTGTAATATACCTTCCGTTGCAATTCGTTCGCCAACAATTAATATTTTATCAGATTCTTTTTGGTCTGATAACTCTCTTTCCAAATAAGGTATTTCTACCAACTTAGTTCCTTTAATTTCAAAGTCCATATTATAATTGATTTTTAAAATTTTCCTTCCATACTTCAACTGAATAAAATTGGTGATAATGCTTTTTTGCAGTATTACTACAATTATTATAAAATTCTTTATCTTCCTTTAATCGTATTGCCAATTCTCTTGCTGCTTCTAAATCATTTACAGCCACCGATAATGATGGATGGCAAAGTAATTGAGTATCTACATCTTGGTTTCCAATACAAGGAATACCAAAGTATGCACAATTCAAAGCAAATGTACCAGCTGCTACCGTTGGCATCATATGAATACCATATTTGAACGTTGATAATACTGCCATCCATTCACACCACATCATTCTTGGTAAGTGAGTTAAGTTATCAACTATATTTTCATTCTCTCTCATAGCATGTGATGTTTGAGCCCAAATAGGAACTTCAAAATTACCAGCTATCATATAACTTTCAAATCCACCATACCATCTTGCAAAGTTACCACCTATAATTACTTTATCTTCTTTTGTAGGTTGGATATCTCTAACCAACGTATCAATCATTAGTGTGCCAATAGGTCTTACCTTTTTATTAGGAAACAACCCTTTATAGTAATATGAATCGGAATCATTATGTGTGAATATTGAATCACATGATTGTAAGAAATTATAAAAGTATATTTGGTCTTCTACACTATAATCGTTTTGAAACCAATGGGGACCTTCCTGTACATAGTGAACTGAGCCATTACCTTTTGATTTTATTGTACCAACGATATCTTGTTGAAGTATTTCTGATATTGGATTAATTCCTTTTATCAATTCTACCGCAGTTGAATTTAAAAATGGTTTACCTTTTGGAAATATAATGAAGACATGGTCATATCCTGTCAAATTTTTATCACAACCAAATAAATTAATATTATAATGGTCCGCATCTAAAGCATGCATCCAAGCAAACTCAGTTCTCATATTTGGATGATTAGCTGGAACTTTACCAACAAATCCCATTTCAGTAAGGAAAGCTATCTTAGATTGTATCATAGTAATCATTTTGTTTTTCTTGTCTTTCAATTTGCTTATGATGATATAGACAATAGTTTTCTTCTGCTGGTAATACCGATAGTGTATTATACCCAACTACTCTTTCATGCACTTTACCTTGCCATTCAATTTCGGATGTTCTCCTATAAAGACGAGTTTGATAATCAGGAAAATTTACCCAACCCAACTCATTCACATTCCATTTCCATTTTTTAATGTGTTCTTTTGTTAATCCATCAACTGTATTAATTCTTGGTATAAAGAAAAGGTCTACATCTTTATTATATTCCAAAAATTCATGTATGTTCTCCATAAGATACTCCGATGGAATTTCATCCGCATCAATTTGAAATATAAACATACCATTTGCATGATTTTTCAAATTATTTTTATAAGATGCAAAATCATTATTAAGAGGAAAACTGATAACCTTTATATTGGTATTGTGTAATTGAGATATTATCTTAAGATAATCTATAATTGGCTTCGTAGTTGCATCTGAATCATACTGTATTAGAATTTCATCTTCCTTATCAATTCGATTATTTAAAAAATCTATTAGTTTTGTAATTTCATCCAATTCGTTACAAACGGTAATTGCATATGTAATATTAATCATAGTATTTTAATTGAATACAAATATACAAAATTTTATTCGTTTTACCAAATATATCTTTGTATATGTATATATAAATATAAATATACAATTTTAAAAGAAAACACAAAAAAAGGGATAGTTTTTTTAGAACTATCCCTATTATATTTTTTATTAATTTTTACTATGGACCTACAGCTACCGTAATCCAATTTGAACCATTATAAAATAATAAAGCTCCTCCACCAGCACCTGATGCAGATACAACCAATGTACCAACAACGGCACTTATAGTTGCAGGTGCAGATGCTCCATTAAACGTAGTTGTTCGTATTCTACTTGCTGCATATATATCGGTAGAACCACTTATTGTTAATACTCTAGTTGTACCATCATACGTCATAGATGTATCAATAACTCCTTGTGCTAAAGCGTTGTTATATCTAATAACTCCATCGTTTGTAGTACCATTTAATGATAATAATCCAGATGTACCGGATGTTCCGCTAGTACCACCCACCCCATTACTACCATTTTCACCATTAACGCCATTTGTACCATTTGTACCATTTGCTCCAGATGTACCGGATGTTCCTCCAGCCCCATTTATTCCAGATGTACCATTAACTCCATTAGTACCATTTGTACCCGCACTTCCTATTCCTGAAACTCCACTACTTCCACTTACTCCCGATGTTCCACTTGTACCAGGATCACCAGGTGTTCCTGGATTACCACTTACCCCACTCGTACCACTGCTTCCGCCTGTCCCATTTATACCAGCAGCACCTGGACTTCCACTTACTCCACTTGTACCAGATGTTCCAGATGTACCGGATGAACCAAACCCATTTACTCCAGAAGTTCCATTTGCACCACTTGTACCAGATGAACCAATACCGCCATTTGCACCACTTGTACCAGATGAACCCGCAGAACCAACTCCACCGGTTATTGATACAGTAACTGCGCCACCTCCATTATTTGTTAGTGTTGCGCCACTAAAAGTTATTTGATTAACTGCCGATACAGGAACGTTTGGTACTGAATCTGCGATTGTTAATGATGCACCTAATGATGATGTTGCTACTTGTACTATATTCTTGTTTCCTACACCACCTACCCAAGCATATCCTTGTCTTAATGATGCCGTTAAAGGACCATTTATATCCAATGAACCTGTTATTTGTAAATTATTTGTAGTTGCGTATATTGAACCGGTTTGTGCAAATATTCCACCAACTGCTGCTCCCGTACCAAATGATGAAGTTGCTACCAATGTTGCTCTATTACCAGCACCACCAACCCAAGTATATCCATTTGCCAAAGAAGCAGTAAATACTCCCGATGCAGATATTCTACCGGTTACCGCTAATAAACTACCATCAAATGTAAGATTATCTTCAACATTAAATCCACCAGGTGCTGCGCCAACAAGAGTTAAAATACCATGATCAGTAGTTCCACTATAAGATACACCTGCACCATTTGTACCAGATGTACCAGATGTACCCCTTGATCCAGAAGTTCCAGATGTACCAGACGTTCCAGATGTACCAGACGTTCCAGCTCCACTTGTACCAGATGTACCGTTTGAACCAGAAGTTCCTGATGTTCCGCTTGTTCCAGATGAACCACTTACTCCAGATGAACCACCCGTTCCACTTACTCCGGATGTTCCAGATGAACCACCCGTACCATTTATTCCAGATGTACCATTTATACCACTACTTCCATTAGCACCTGATGTGCCACTTGTCCCGTTAATACCCGATGTACCCGCTTGTCCAGTTGCACCTGCCGTATTTATAAACCAAGATGTTATCCCACTACCACTACCAACAACAGACCCAACATTTACGATAAACTGACCTGTACCACTATCATATGATGTAACAGTAGCTGTCATATAATTGCTACCATTTTGAGATATAATTGTTTGTTGGCCAGGTGTCCAAGAAAGACCCGTTCCTATTGTGAATGTCTTAACTCCAATTGTAATTGATTCTGATGTTGATGATGTTGATGTAAACAAATCACCTTTCACACCAGATGTACCTGATGTACCTGATGTGCCAGAAGTTCCTGATGTTCCAGAAGTTCCTGATGTTCCACTTATTCCCGATGTTCCAGATGTACCTGCTGTTCCTGATGTACCAGAGGTACCAGAAGTACCAGATGAACCAGATGTTCCACTAGTACCAGCAACACCATTTGTACCGGCTGATATCTGGGCTTGCAAAAAATCTAGATTAGTATCCATTTCCAATGCGGTTAATGGAGAACCTTTCGTAAGTCTTTTAACTAATGCCATAATCTATATTTTACTATTATAATTGTAATATTATAAGAATAAATATAAATATTTAGAGAAAAGTGAATGTGTATTAGCTATAATAAGATTTTAGAACATCTTTTTTGAATTTAACCTCCTCAATTTGCTTTATACCAGTCAAATTGTATGTTCTGTATAGGTTTGGATTATCTCCGTATATAACGGCATCAGGTTTTACAAAAGAATTAAATATTTTATTTCCTTTCATATCAGCTTCAATTATTAAATCTTCTAGCTTTTCCGCCTTTGTCCATTTTTCTTCGGTTAATCCTTTTATGTATAACTTAGTAAGCCACTTAAAAAATCGCTCTGGCTTTATATCACTAATTTTTATACAAGATAATTTCTTATCAGGTGTTTTTCCTATAACAAATACCAAAGTGGACGATGTACCACTTAATGTTTTTTGTTTACCATCTGAATATTTGTATGAGTTAATTCTATAAATATTTCTAGGTAAGACTAGAGTTTTTGATACACTAGTCTCACTTTCAATCAATGGTTTATATTGTAATGCAAATGGCATCTTATATTTTATTTAGTTTAGGTATTTGCATTTTTGATGAATTCACCTTTGGCATATTAAATGGAACTAATTTAGGTTGTGATTTAACATATCGTTCCATCGTTTGAGTAAATTTATCATTCATTTTATCCAATGTAAAATTAGATAACGTATTTGTTCGTAAACCTTCCGATTTCTTTAAATAAGTATCATAATTTTTATATACATCATAAATTTTATTTGCCGCGGATGAATAGTTAGCGGTAAACCATTGTGCTTCTTTCATACAAAATTGGTCTGCTGCTGAATCATGTACCGCTGTCAAACTTCCTTCCAGTAAAACCGAATGTTCGGGAGGTAGGAAATCCAACTGCCCACTCCAACCACTAGCTATAATTGGTTTACCGGTTAAAGTAAACTCAGCCATTGGTCTACCATATCCTTCACCTTTGGTAAACGATAGCATTGCCTTAACTTTGGGGTGATGGTATAAATTACTCATATCAGTTTCTTCCATATCACCGTGTACCAAATACACCGATGGGCACTTATCTCCAAGTGGTTTTAATAGAGAGTCAAGTTTTTCTCTAGTTCCTTCTCTATCTATAACACTAAATCCGGCATGCGAAGTTTTAACGATAAGACCTGGTCTTTTATCTTTTGGTAGATATTGAAATACCGTAGCAAATGTTTTAATTGCCATACCAATATCTTTTCTATCTTGTCCTAAATCTCCCTTCAACCAATGTCCTACAATTAGGAAGTTAAAATCTTCTTTTACATTTGATAATACATCCTTACCAGTTCCTTTGGAAAATATTTCAGTATCAACTCCTTCAAAAAGAACTTCAATGGGTTTTGTTACTCTAATTTCTCCAACAATTTGTCCAGTTGTCTGGTCTTTTTGCTGATACACAGTTCCGCCAATATTTTGTTTTGTAAAGTTTGACGGTACTATTATCAAATCCATATTATTACATCCGTCAATAAAATCTTTTGGACAAATTGTAGTTTCAACGCCGGCGGTTATCCCAATGTTATACCCACCTTTTGCAGTAAATTCATTTGCCACCGATACTTGAATGAATACATCAGGTTTTTCAGTAACTTCGGTAATAACTCTTTCCAACATCCAGCGGCCGAAATCACTTTCGCCATCAACATTATTTTGTGGAGTATTACCCCAACGTAGTGGTATAATTTTAATATCATACTTGTCCATTTTACGAAGTGATTTTAATAAATCACGACTATGGTCCCCATATCCAGAACGGGTAAAGCATGGGCTTTGAAATACTAATGTTGGTTTATTCATATATTATAACTTATTTTATTTTAAAAACTTCAAATCTTTCTCTTGGTTTCCAATTTTCAAAAACCGATTCGATTCCATTAACTAATGTTTGACACATATTCGTATGAGTCAATCCCATCTCACCGATAAACGCCTCTCTACCCTTCAATGCGTTTGTTTTACGAACTTCTTTTGGTGTGTTGTACGCTTTCTCAATCGCTTCAGCAACATCCTCTATATCAACTCTATCATCCCAAATATAAGGTGTAGGAACTGAACCTGCTAAAGCTTGTGCTCTGCTCCATACTGGAATTGACCAAGGACCAGGTTTTGCTTTGGTTTCCCATATTCTCCACTCATGCAAAGAACCAATCTTAATGTAATCGTCCGCAGTTAGTAATTTACCATCAACTTTAAATCCACATTGGTCTTGCAATCCACCAGTTACGTTTACAATGATTGGAGTACCAGCCATAATAGATTCTGCAGTCGCTAATCCAAATCCTTCATTGTTAGCTATATTGATTGTTGCATCTACCATATTGTAGATAAGATTCAATTCTTCCTGAGGTCTTCTCTTTTCTGAAAATATAATATTACACTCAGGTGCCATTACATCTATTACTGCAGGTAAATCAGTTCCATTCTCATCCACAGGTTGCGTATGCATTACTAAACAAACTTTATCCGCTTTTTCTTTACCAATTCTATCACAAAACTTTTTAAATGCTACGATAACATCTGCGGGTTGTTTTCTTCTGATATTACGATTACTCCAATATAGAACAAAATCATATTCCTTGCCACCTAAAATCTCTTTACGAAATTCTGCAGGCACATCCGCTGGTTTATAAATATTTGTATTAATACCATGTGGTACATAACTCACTTGCCAATCTTTTTTAGGCTTCCATGTTGGTTTAGTATCTAATGCCGATAATCTTTTAATGATACCATATGTTTGACGAGATATACAGCCAATCCAATCACAACTCTCATAGTAGTTACGATTGTATAACGGGTCTGGTAAATCATCCCAAATTGCATAGAATAAAAGAGGAACGTTTTGTCTGATTTCATGTTCGATATCATACAACCATGTCCAATAACGAGGGTCAGTAAAGTGTAGGATAGCATCAGGCTTTTCTGAATTGATAAGTTGTCTAATCAAATCAGCATTACCATACCCATTCCAAGGAAGTATTTTAACATTAGCATCAGCGACACCATATGTATTTTTTATATCTTCACTTACATCCAAAACCTTACCAGCTTCAGGATGATTAATAGCCGCTCCCACCTGAAACCAATCGTATTTATGTACTGTACCAAGTACTAATTCTTTTGACATAGTAGCGATACCACTTGCCATTCTTAAATCATCCGAAAGTAAAAGGATTTTCTTTTTTGCCATAACTTATTTTGTTTCTTAAAATTGTGAACCTGAAATTTGTAATTGTAGGTATTCATTCATTTCCTTTCTAAACTCATCGTCTTTTACATATCTCTCTACTGTTCTATTTACCAGCTTTTGAAGTGTAACATCCGAATCGAAAGAAACCTTTTTAAATGATGAATATACATCTTTCAGTATTTTCACAGTTGTTAGTTTTGTGTTGTCTTGATTCATTATAAATATATTTGTATATATAAATATAATAAAATAAAAAAAACATAATTTTTTATTTTGTAGCCTGTTTATCACATATTCCCCTATTTCCGAACTCACAAAACTTGCAATTCTTTTTAGCGGGACCAGGTACTTTAGGAAATGGGATATCCCTAAACTTACCCTCATCATCAAATACGGTATTAATAAATGCCATAAATTCATCATATACTTTGGTTACCGATGGTGCTCCATTTGATGGAATGTGTTTTGAAATATACGGTATCGGAAATGCGGAATCTTCGGGTAATTTCCTACGAAGAATTTGATATTCTACTCTAATTTTGTTTAAAGAAATATTAAATAATTCTGAATAGTACTTTTTATAAAGAAGAATTTGAGAGTTCTTCATCTTATCCGCTTTTTGGTATTGATTCCATCCCATTGTAGATGTCTTAAGGTCAATAATAATAATTTCATTAGATGCCAAATCTCTCAATACGATATCTATGAATCCAATAAAATGCACACCCTCTTTAATGGTTGCGTTTAATGGAATCTCAATACCTACTAATTCAAATCCACTCTTTGAGTAAAATTTACTAGAATATTTTTTAAACCACGTAAGTATCCTTCTACCATCTCCATAAAATTCTTCTAATTGTTCTTGGGTACAAGGAGTTCCTTCACTCATTTTTTCAACTTCTCCCTTATACGATTTTCTCATATTTTCCAATAAGAGACCATCCATACTAATTTCATCAGCCTGCTTTTTGGAAACACCATACATTACCGATAAGTAGTGTTGAATAGTTTCATGCATAGCACTACCAAAGATTGTATGGATGTTAGATGAACTTTCACCTAACTTATCTATGTAGTTTAACTTATATTGATGAGGGCAGTTACTCCACATTGAGTACTGCGAAAATGATACTTTTGCCATTATGTTTATTTATGTAAAGATACGAAAAAATGGTGATATTACCAAATTAAACTTTGAGTTTTAACTTAGTAATTAACTTAGGGTCAGTACCATACGCCTCTGCGATTCGTTTAATTTCTTCTCGACCTATTGCACTTTCGTATAATATATCAAGATATTCGGAGGCCTCATTGGTTGAAATTCCAAACCATTTGGCTACTAAATCAATAATCCATTGGTCATAATCTTTAACGGATTTACCTTTCATGTATTTAAGATATGTTTTACCTTTTGGTAAAATTCCAATCAATGCTTTATAAACTGCACGAGGTGGGGCTTCTTGTATGTATGGTTGTATTTCCGCTATCGTTTCAATCCAATCCGGATTCATAGACATATAACGAATGATTAACCAATTACTCCAAGTCTTTTTATCCGCATCATCTAACTTATCCCAATACTTTGGGTCCTGGTCTTTTGTTATTGCGTTAATATGGTCAAATAATCCTTTTGCCATTAGTCTTCTACTTTTAAACCCGGAGGTAATAATTCATTAAGTACTTCACCACAATCCCCACAAAGGAATAGTTCAACCGGCAGTACTTCATCTTTTGGTTTACCAGTTAATAACTTTGAAATCTTACGGAATCCAAACCCTTGTACGAAAATCTCACCACCACATTTCTTACATCCGATTGCTTCTGTTTTTTCTAATGGAATTGGTTTTTCTTCTTGTCCTCCGATTGGTTGTCCACCTGCTCCTAAAATGTTAGCCATGTTAAATAATATTTAAAATTTGAATTAATGTAGCTGCTGCGATAATTTCTTTATCAATTGCTACTGCTGATTTACTTACACCATCTCCTAATACAAGAATAACATTGGAAGTATTTTCTCCCGCATATTCATCTACTTTATCGTATAACAATGTAAATAATTCCGTAAAATCAGTTGTTTTTGCATCCAAAATTGTCTGTCTTACTTTCATGTATTTATTTCTCTTATCATCCTTTGATTTAAGTATTTCCAAAACTTTCATCTTATAATCATTATCTAAAAGATTTTGAATATCTACATGCAATTTTCCTTTAAGAGAATTTAATTGACAAGTGTTGATTGATTTACGGATATCTGGATAACAAGAATCTATAATTGGAACTAAATCTTTAATATCAAATTCAACTCCTTCCGCTTTCAAAATTTTACTCATCTGCATTGCAACATCTTTCTTAGTTGGTGGGATAATTTGAAAAGTTTGACAACGGCTTTGAATTGGTTCAATGATTTTCTCAATGTAATTACACGTTAAAATGAAGCGACAATGTGCTGAAAATGTTTCCATCAAGTTTCTTAAGATAGCTTGTGCGTTTGGTGTCATATAATCAAACTCATCCAATATAATAATTTTATATTTTTTAAATCCCATTGATGATGCGAAGTTCTTTACTTTATTTCTTACAGTCTCAACGTTGTTCTCATCAGATGCGTTGATAATCATATAATCACATTCAATTGATTTTACAATTAATTTTGCCAATGTTGTTTTACCAGTACCGGCTTTTCCAAATAATAATAAGTGTGGTACGTCTTCGGTTTCCAAATAACCCGCTACTTTACCTTTTAAATGCTCATTACCTACATAATCATCTAATTTAGATGGTCTATATTTTTCTACCCATAAAGAATGGGTTATTTCTTCTTGTTTATATTCAAACATATTTTATTTTTTTATTTTCCAGTTGAACCAAATCCACCTTCACCTCTTAACGTTTCCGATAATTCATCTACTTCAATTAAATCTACAGTAGGATGTGGGATAATCATAATTTGACAAACTCTATCACCTACTTTATACCAATCATTAATATTAGTATGAGATGCACTATTCACTTTCATTTCATCGTACATAGCCTCACCACCAAATAATTTATTGAATGTAGCTTGCAATTCTCCTCTATATCCACTATCAACTACACCAACCGAATTACTTAATTGTAAACCTGTCTTTCTAATCGATGAACGAGGAAATATCAATCCCACAAATCCTTCAGGTATTTCTAATGCTATACCCAACCCATATGTTATTTGCTCCGGTGTATCTGATATAATTGATGTTGCCACCAAGTCCATTCCAGCATCGCCTTCTTTAGCGTATGTTGGTATCGTTGCTAATGGATTAAGCTTCTTTATTCTCACTTTCATTTTCTAAATTTTGTTTTGTTAATTCCAATTGTTTATTTCTAAGTTGTTTACCTTCATCTGTCAATTCTCTAGCGAATAATTTAAATGATTTGCCGCTTTTGTGAGTAAATGTAATATACGATTCCTTTGTATTTGCAATAGTGAATATTACTTTAGGTTCTTCGTCATTACTATCATTTTCACCAGTCCAAGCAAATATCTGAGGTTCATCTTCATCGAATTGAAAACACCACTCACAATTTTCTAATTTTTCAGGTTCGCGTAATTTAATTTCACCCAATTGTTCCAATGGTTGTATTTCAACCACTTCTTGTTTTTTTACTTTTTTATTTTTTGCCATAATTTTATTGTTTGTTTGTTTATTTATACAAATATACGAAAAAAAGTTTAGAATTCAAAAAACTTTTTTGCATTTTGAGAATCCGCCGATGCCATTTCCCACTTCAATGCACCATAGAAATCATTTAATTTATTTTCTAATTCCGCTTTATAAATTCCATCTCTATCAACATATTGATTTATAAAATCTAAAATTTCTTTTGGGTCATTATAATCTCTAAATGCAGCGGTTTCGATTCCTAATGGATTGCTTTTGAGATATACCCACTTAACTTTCTCACCATCTCTAATTGGTTCGTGTTTAAACGGACACTCAAAGAATTTAAGTAATCGATTATAAGTGATTCCGGCCTTAACGTGCGCAGGTGTTCCTTTTTCAAAGTTAGCAATTGCCAACCCACTATCCTTTCTCCATTTACCTTTATCATATTTACTTAATTCTTTAATAGCTCCGCCTTTAGCGATTTTATTAATATGTAGGGTTGGTAAATTCTTTTTAAATTCTAAAAGTGATTCATTTATCTCTTGATTCGTTTTACCCATTAGGATATCTTTTAACATCTGAGCCATAAAATCCTGAAACGCTTTGGGGAATGAGCTTCTAACTACGTCTAATCCTTTAACATCCAACTTATCACATGGTATTCCATTTTTCAAAATCATCCATTGTGCATATCGTTTCTTTGCTACCCAAAATCCAGCTTTACTAATATATTCTTTTTTAATCTCAAATCTATGTTTGTCTTTTGGAATACAAAAAAATCTTTCGGCTAATAGGTCATAAAACGAATTTAAAAATGCCTGCGTTTCATCTGCAATAATATTTACTTCTTGCGCCATTCTATTTTGCTCAAACGTTTTATATTCCGGATATCTATGTTTCACCAATGGTTCGGCCATCATATAAATTGAGTCAGTATCAATATAAACATTATAATCTTCCTTTGTACCCAATTCTTTCTGATATTTGAGATTAGCCATCTCAGCGGTTTTCTTAATTACAGTTTGTCCAGTAATTGTAACTGCCTCTGCGTTATCTATATCATAGAAACGGAATGCAACTAATCCCAATACACCATACATCGAATTTAAAAGAATCTTTTGTACTAATTGACGTTTGCCATAGAACTCATATTTTTCAGTATCACCCGCCTCTCCATACTTTTTTTCCAATTTTCTGAACTCAACTCTTTGTTTGAACCAATTATCCAAGATATCAGCAATCAAACCCGGTTTCTTTTGAGTGTATAATACTCCATTTGCAGCAACTCCCAATTGATTATCGGCAATAACTTCTTCTAATTCTTTTCGGTTATATGAAAATTCTTTTGTTTTCCCTACTATCGTATATTGCCTATCTTCTCCTCTAACCCAAGATTCAGGATTCCAATCGGCAATCTTACCAACCTTTGTTTCAGGACTAATGTTTAAGGTCATAATGATTGATGGGTATAGGGATGTTAAATCCAAATCATATATCCAATCATACTTTCCAACGATGGGTTCTTTTACATATGCCCCAATGAATTTTTCTTCACCAGCTTCAGTTTGTTCTGCAAGTTTATCTTTGTGATTCTTTGGTTTATTTGGTGCTACTAATCCTTTCTTTTTAAGATAAGCCAAGCATGCTCCTTCTAAATACTTTGATGAAAAGATATAATCTTCATATGGAGTAAATCCGGAATGACAAATCGCTCTAGATAAATCTATAAATTGTAATTTCGCATCCATCTCTACTATCAATTCAACATCGACAATATTATACTCGATAAACTTTTCCAAATCATTTTCAAATAAGTCATCCAAACTTCCTTCATATTCAATCTTACCTCTGCCTAATTCTTTTGTTGCAATATGATTAAGTGTATATGAACTCTCTAATCCAAAGTTATAACGTTTATATAAACCAATATAATCCATAATACTCACACCAGCAACGCTATAACGATTACGGTATGGTGACCAATATGTCTTACCTATACAAGAAAGACGACTTGCGTGTCTTTCACCACATACATTCTTAATACGATTGAAAAGATATGGAACGTCAAAGAAATCAATATTCCAACCCGTCCATATTGTTGGATTAACACCTTCGTAATAAGTTAGATATCCCATAATAAGACCATGTTCATCATCATATACATGCATATGAACATCTCTACCATTTTTATTAAATGATTTACCTTTTACTTTTTGTTTCTTATCAACAACAAATACGTGATATTCTTTTGAAGCGTTGTCATATGCCGCGATTGAAGTAATTTCATTTTCGGCTTTTTCAATACTTGGAAGTCCTGTTATCATTTCTACCTCGATATCAAATGTTAAAACGATATGCCCTTTTGATGGCACATCATCGCCATATAGGTCAACTAAAACTCTAGTAGTTTCAGGTACATCTGATTCAAACAGTTCTTCTCCACTATCCTTTTCCCATTTAAACACTTTGGTTAATTTATCACCATACATCGATTGATGTTGGCCGTTAGGGTCTTTAACATAAGCATATCTCTGATATGGAAATGTGCGATACCCTAACGTGTCATCCCATAGGTGTATTAAATTTTTTTGTCTTTCGAAAAATATGTTTTGGTACATTATGGCTTATAAAATATAAAAATTGGTTCGTATTTGTAAAATTGTCCTTCTATCTGCATGCTATTCTTTGCCTTTGATAAATCCATTCCGGTCATTGGACTCATTGTCATTCTTAGTTTTCCTTTGTATTCACATCCTAAACTTGTAAGAATATCAATACTATCCTGTTCTAACGGATAAAACTTATCGGGCCCTACTTTGATATCTGCAATATTCCAGCAAATATATCTGTCATTGCGAAGATACTCATATATAGTTTCAAGTGTTGGTCTTAAAAAACCATCTCTCCAACTTTCATAGTTTCCGAATTTCTTAAATGACTGAGAGTCATCATCGGAATATCGTTCTCTATCAAAGTACGGTGGTGAAGTAAATGCAAAATCTAGTTTTCCTTTATACTTTTGAAATCTAACTTCATCTTTGATTACTTCAGAACCGGTTGTAAATATTTCGTATGTGTTTGCGTGTCCCCAAAATGCGTTTGCCGCACCAGGTACTTTATTGTTAAAGAATTCTGCCAAATACTCATATCTACTCTTTCCAATTTCTTCAATCCAGTTTTCAGTATTGGGGTCATTTCCTATGTAATGTATATTTCTATCATCCACACTCAATGCTCCCAATATTCTACCACCCCAACCCGCTGATGGGTCATATATGTTGATTACATCCTGTTCTTTGATGTGTTGAGTGAATCTTTGGTATAGATACTTTGCAGTCAATGGTGGAAAGTTTACAACAGCTTGTGTTCCCATTCCAATACGAAATGCAGCAGTTGCTTCTGGAAATATTCGTTGTCCTAATGGATATATTTTAATTTGAATTGGTTGTTTTGGTACATCCACTAAATTATCAATATTTTCTCCCCAATCAGCGGTTTTTAATGAAGATATGTTTTCATATTTCAATATACCGGCATTATACAGGTCTCTAACCTCTTGTGCAGTAATTGGTGGTGATGGAACTTTACTATCTGCTTGTGAAAGGCAAAATCCATAACCCTCTTTCTTATTACCAGCTACCCATTTTTCAATCCACTCTTTGCCACTTTGGATATGTGAGTTATGAAATTCAGGATTATCCAAATGCAATGTTTTAGAAAAACGATACATACCGTCTTGCCTAGTCAATCGTCTCATTTGTTTAATAAACTCTGACAAATATAAATCATCCGAAAACACATCATATATGGATGGCTTTGGTTTATCATATGCACTTCCACCGATTCCGGTTTTATACATAGCTGGAAAAAATTGATTTACCGGTGTTGCAAATTTATTGAAGTTAAAGATGACTTCGTTTCCGTCATCATCTTTTTCTTCAAATTTATTTACTTTATAAGTTTGTAACTTTGAAAATTGTTCAATCATTTCTGATTCATCTACTCCAATTCTAGGTGGTGCACCGGTCTCGTTCCACTTTCGTACAGCCAGCTCTCTAAAAAATGCCACCCACTTTTCAAAATCGGCGAATGGCATTTTGAGAACATCTTCATACAATAAGTTTACTTTTGGTTCGTACAACCATTCATTCTTTTCGTAGAAATATTTTTTTTCGTAATTAAAACTCATTAGGCGCTTAATTGTTGTTCTACTAAGAAATATTTTGCAACAAAATCATCAACTTTAAATTCAACATGCGAAATACCTTGTGTTGATACTTTTAATACCACCGAAGTAGCTTCTTTGTTTGCAGTTAAAATTTCTTTTAGATATTTTGCTGAGAACGATATTGGTTTAACTTCAACGTCATATGCATCGTTTACTACAAACGTAACTCTAGTTGCATTGATATTTGAATATCCCAAAACAACGTTTAATTGCTTCTTCTCAGTTAAAACGGTAAACGTATCAACTTCACTCAATGCGTTTTTAGCTTTAATGAACTTATCAATAAATGCACCATCGAAGTTGATTTCAATATCAAACTCTGGTAATTTTTTCAAATCTGGTACATTTGGGATAACTGCTAAATCTGCCAATGGGAATTGGAATTTTGTAGAACCATTTTTAACAAAAAGATTTACAGCTTTGTTTTCAATTTGTTGAACATCTAATTCAATATCTTCTCCAACTACTGAAAGTAGCTTTGATAATTGAGATGTTGTGTACACTCCTAAATCAGGTGCACTAAATGCGAAATTATCTAATTGTATTTCACCTAATACAGTCTTGTCATCGGATATAAAACGAGTAACTAATTTGTTATCTTCTGTTTTCCATGTAACCGATTCTACCAATCCACCCAAACTGTACTTTTGGATGAACCTTGTTAATTTTGCTTTGTTCATTGTGTTTATTTTAAATTTTAAATTGTTACTACAAATATACGATAATTATTTTAAATTACCAAATTTATTTTTCCCAAACCCATATTGGTTCTCCAAATGCGTGGTTTTTGGTTTCTTCGGCTTTTTCTTTCAATTCATCCGAATAATATTCCGATACAGCCATCCCAGCACCCCCACTATTGGGTCTTTTTGTCATTTCCATACCAATA